CCCGGCTGCTTCAGGGCCTGGTGCCGAAGTTTGCCCGTTGGGCCGAGCTGGTCGCAGGGCCCGAAGTTGAGCCCGGCGACCGGCAAGCGATCAACGCCCAGCTCGATGAAGTCACCAATTACGTCTTCGAGATCGTCCATGACAGCAACTTTGCGACCGAAGTCCATGAGAGCTTCCTGGACGTCGGCATCGGCACGGCTTGTCTTGCGGTCTATCCCGGCACAGCCGACAAGCCCTTGAATTTCAAGGCAATTCCGATCACGCGCCTCTATATCGACGAGGGCCCTGATCAGAGGATCGGCCGCATTTTCTACCACCGGAACATCCGGCTGGAAGACCTGAAAAACGCCTATGACGACCTCGAAATCCCCGACGAGCTGCGGTCCAAAATGGACGACGCGGCCCGCCGGAAAGAAGGCGAAATCGACATCATCGAGTGCGTCGTTCGGGACTATGACCGGGACAACGAGGAAGTCTGGAACGAATATATCTTCTGGCCCGACGACAAGAAGATCCTGCGCGAGCGCACCATGGAAGGCATCGGGTCCTGCCCGTTTATCCCCTTCCGCTGGTCCGTCGCGGCGCATGAAACCTGGGGCCGGGGCCCTGTGATCTCCGCTCTCTCGGCGATCAAGACGACGAACCTTGTAATCCAGATGATCCTGGAGAACGCCTCGATGTCGATTGCCGGGATGTGGCAGACGGACGACGAGGACGTCATCAACTCCGACAATATCGTGCTGACGCCCGGGACGGTGATCCCGCTTTCGGCGGGCTCGACCGGGCTCCAGCCGATCCAGACCCCGGGCAACTTCAACGTGGCCGATATTATCCTTTCAGATCAACGGCTTAACATCCGTCGCGCCCTCTTCAACGATATGCTCGGCGATCCCGACAAGACCCCGGCGACCGCGACCGAAGTCGCAGAGCGTCAGGGCGCTCTCGCGCGCCGCATGGGCGCTGCCTTCGGGCGGCTCCAATCGGAGCTGGTCACGCCCGCGCTCCAGCGCATCATCTACATCCTGCGGGAGCAGGGCCGGATCTCCGTGCCGACCGTCTCGGGGACGCGCGTCAAGGTCAAAGCCGTTTCGCCGCTTTCCCAAGCTCAAGCCAACGAGGACATCGCTGCCTATTCCCGCTTTGTGGAGCAGCTCATGATGTCCTTCGGGGAGCAAGCCGCCCTGGCTGCGCTCAAGCCCGAAGAGGTCGTTCCGTATCTCCAGCAGAAATTCAACATCCCTGAAAAGCTGATCAAGACGGCTGAGGAAATGGCCCAGGCCGCGCAGCAAAGCCTCGAAATGCAGGGCCAAATGCAGCAAGGAGCCCCCGTTGATCCCGCTCAAATTCAAGCAGGGCGTTAAGTTCAAGGGCATAAAGCCTGAGATCCTGGTCGCCCTCCCTGCCGTGATGACGCGGTTTGAAGATGTCGCCGCCGATTACGTCATGATTACGTCCGGTCTGGACGGCACCCATTCGGCAAAGTCGCTTCACTATGAAGGGCTCGCGATTGATTTGCGCACCCGTCACATCACGCTTGAGAAGGCGCAAGCCGTGGTCAAGGCGCTCAAGATGGATCTGGGCGATCAATACGACGTCGTTCTGGAGCGAACCCATATCCACCTGGAGTTTGACCCCAAATGAGCACCGGCCAAGAAGAAGCCCGCGCTGAAATTCGCGGATGGGATCGTCGCCACGGCGGACGAGCAAGCCCGTATTTCACAGGTTGTTGCGTCTGCCTTTGCGGGCCGGGACGGCGAAGAAACGATGAAATGGCTTGAAAAATTGACGATCCGTCGCGCCATAGAGGCGTTTGATGAAGAAAATCAAAGGGTTGTGAGCGACGCCGAGTTATGGCAACAGGAAGGCATGCGTAAATTGGTGGCGCTTATCCGCGCCCGCATTGCGCACGGACACGCTACCAAGCAATAGGAGCCCGCATGTCTCTTCTCGACAACGCAAACGATGGCGCTGATCCTGCAAAATCGCAGGACCCTCAGGGCCAGCTTCCCGGCACCGATGGGCGCCCCGAACATATCCCCGAACAATTCTGGAAAGACGGCAAGCTCGACGATGTTGGTCTGATCCAGAGCTTCAACGATGTCAGCAAGGCGAAAGACGCCACGCTCGACGATCTCCGCGATCAATTCAAATCCGAGTTTGAGAAGGCCGTAGCCGAAAACCGGCCTGAAACCGCCGATGCCTATGAGCTGGGCGACATGCCTGAGGGCGTCGTGGTCAATGAGGAAGAACTGGCTTCAAACCCGCTTCTTTCATTCTGGCGGGAAAAAGCCTTTGCCGCGGGGCTCGGCCAGGAAGACTTCCAGGCGGGGGTCCAGGCTTATGTGGCCAGCCTCATGGAAGGCCAGCCCGACACCCAGGCAGAGATCGCCAAGCTCGGTGACACAGCCCAGGACCGCATCAATGCGGTGGCCCTGTGGTCGAAAAGCACGTTCAAAGAGGACGAAATGTCCGCCATCGAGGCCATGACGTCCACGGCGGGCGGCATCAAAGCCCTGGAACGGGTCATGAAAATGGCGCGCGGGAGCAAGGCCCCGACCGATGGGGGCAACCCCAACACCGGCGGGCTCACGCACGACGAGCTGAAAAAGATGCAGCAGGACCCGCGCTACTGGGACCCCAACCAACGTGACAAGGCATTCGTGGCCCAAATCGAGACGGGCTTCAAAAATCTCGTCCGTGACTGACGTTGACTTCCGGCTGGTGGACGGGGGCGATGTTGACGTCCTCGTCCCCAAGCTCCGGGAAATAGATCTCGTCGAAGCCGCGGCCTTTGGGCTGACGGGGCGCGAGGCGCTCCAGAACGCAGCCAATGTCCAGCCCCTCGAAGAAGCCTTCACCATCACCATAGACGGAGAGCCCGAAGGGATGTTCGGCTGGTCGATGGCGACATCCAGCTCGGCATCAATCTGGCTCCTGGGCTCGGACAAGATTTTCGAACAACCGATCCTGCTCTGCCGGATGTCCCGAAATGTCCTCATTGAGGCGCACAAATCGAGTGAGCTGCTCTACAACTTCGTCGCAGAAAACAATGTAAAAACAATAGCTTGGCTCAACTGGCTTGGCTTTGAGTTCCCCGGAAATGAAATTCTTGGCAACAACGGCGTGACCCTCAAATATTTTGTGCGTAAACGGAAAAGCCCTGCCCTGTCAGACATATAGCGGAAATTTGTATTCCCTAAGAAAGGCAGGATGGTTTCATGTCAACGACCGTCGATCAGGCATTCATCACTCAGTTCGAAAGCGACGTTCACCTCGCTTTTCAACGGATGGGATCGAAGCTGCTCAACACAGTCCGTAAAAAGGACAATGTGACCGGCAGCACTGTTCGCTTCCCCAAACTCGGTAAGGGCACGGCTACCTCAAAGGCGCGTCACGCCGATGTGGTCGCCATGGACCTTGCCCACACCTACGTCGAAGCCACGATGGGCGATTGGTACGCGCCGGAATGGATCGACAAACTCGACGAAATCAAATCCAACATTGACGAACGTATGGCTTATGCGGAAAGCGCCGCGGCTGCCATCGGTCGGAAGGCGGACGAGATTATCACCGATCAACTGGCTCTTGCGGCCAATTCGACGGTTCACGGCTCGACCGGCCTCAACAAAGCGAAGTGCTACGAAGCCTTCCTCCAATTCGGCGACAACGATGTGCCCGACGACGGCCAGCGTTATCTTGCCGTGGCCCCGGAACGCTGGACTCACCTGCTCGATGTGTCGGAGTTCTCGAACCTCGATTATGTCGGCTCGGACGCCTTTCCTTACAAAGGCGGCATGACGGCAAAGCGTTGGCTTGGCTTTGTTGTGTTCCCCTTCACCGGGCTCCCGATTACCTCGACGACCCGCTCAAACTTCGCGTGGCATAAGCGCGCGGTGGGCTGCGGTGTTGGCCAGGACATCACCTCGGAAATCAACTATGTTCCGACGAAGGTATCTCACCTTGTCAACTCGATGCTCTCGGCTGGCGCCAAGATCATCGACGACGACGGCCTTCGCGAACTTCAAGCGACGGAGGCTTAATCCATGGCGTACGCTGCTGGAAATCTGAAAGCGATGTATAACGTGGGCGGCAACACGGTGTGGTGCCTGTTCAGCGATGACACCCACGCCGCCATTATCGCCTCGGGCTACTTCGACCTCGACTATCAAAATCTCCACAACGGCGATGTCATTATCGCCTCGACGGACAATGATGGTACGCCGGGTGTTGCTGTGCTCGCTGTGACGTCTGCGGACGCGGCAACGACTGTCACGACCACCGACAACACGACCTCCACCTAACCTTAGGGGGTCGCGGTGGCTACTGCTGCTGACATCGCAATCGCAAATAAGGCGTTGATCCTTTCGGGGGTCAACGCCATTACTGCTTTTGAAGACGGCACCACCGAAGCCGACTTCATCAACACGGTGTATGAGGCTCTGCTTGAGGCGGCCCTTGGGTCCGCCCGCTGGTCCTTCGCCAAGGTCATGGAAGCATTGACGCGCAACGGCACGGCGCCGGTCGCCATTTGGGACGCCAAGTATGACGCCCCCGACAGCGGCAACGAGGTGCTGATCGCGCACAAGCTCCTGGGCGATGAAGTCAATATCGAATACGAGGTTTTCGAGGACGGCTATTACTGCAACGCGGCATCGACCTCGACGGTCGTTCTCGTCTATGGCTACCGTGTCGCCTCGACCGCATTTCCCCCGCTCTTTGAACAAGCCTACACCTTTGACCTTGCTGCCGTCTGTGCGAGCGGCATTGCCGAAGACGCGACCAAGGCCAAGACTTATGCCGACCTGGCGCAAGTGATGTACGCCCGGGCGCGCAAGATTTATGCGCAAGGGCAGACGGCGAAGAAACTCGACACAGGACGATTGATCAACGCGCGGAGGTCCTAATGGCTCGCCTTCGCCAGTTGTGTACGACCTTTGCCCGCGGGCAGATTGACGCGAGCGCCCTCGGCCTCGTTGACACCGATCTCTACAATCAGGGCTGCAAGACGCTCACGAACTTCCGCCTCACGGCGTCAGGCTCAATCAAGCGGCGCCCGGGGACCGATTACCTCAACGCGATTGGCGCGAAGGCCCGGCTTCTGCCCTTCATTTTTGCTGGCGGGCAGGAGTATATCTTTGCCTTCTATGCCTCGAACGTGAAGATCTACGGCACCGACGGGACGCTCCACGCGACGCTTTCCTCGCCGTGGGACGCTGACGAGGTATGGGAGATTGACTACGCCCAACAGGCCGACGTCATGGTGGTGACGCACTCGTCCTATAAGCCGCGCATCATTCGGCGCACGGGGGCGACGAGCTTCACGATTGGCGAGATCGAGTGGAGCATGCAGGCGGTCCAGGGCACGACCACGAACCGCAGCTATGCGCCGTTCTTTCAATACAGCACCTTCGATCCATTCCTGGCGGTTTCGGACAAGACAACGACGCCCGATCTGCAAATTGAGGAAAGCGCCGTAGCAGTTGCCTATTTTGGCGGGACGCTGGCGGATTGGGTCGGGGTGCGCTTTCGCTATCAGAAAGAACAGCAGCTCAAGATC